TCGGCATCGATCAGCGGGTCGGGTGTGTTTCGCGATGCGGCAACAGACGAGCGGGCGCGGGCGATTTTCTTCAACAGCGAAGTGCCGGATTTTCAGGTGATCGTGCCGGGCTTTGGGGTGGTTGAAGGGCCGTTTCAGCTGACATCGCTGGAATATGCGGGCAATTACAACGGGGAAGCGACCTATGAGCTGTCGCTTGCTTCAGCGGGCGCGCTGACCTTTACGGCGCTGTGATGGTGAACCCGCATGCAGGTGAAGTGGCGCTGACATTGGATGGTCAGCGCCATGTGGCCAAGCTGACGCTGGGTGCCTTGGCCGAACTGGAAGAGGCGCTGGAGACGGGGTCGCTGCTGGACCTGGTTGAGCGGTTCGAGGGTGGCAAATTTTCCACGCGGGATGTGCTGGCGCTGATCGTGGCGGGGCTGCGGGGCGGGGGCTGGCAAGGCACGGCGGCGGATTTGCGGACGGTGGAAATTGCAGGCGGGCCGGTTGAGGCGGCGCGGGTGGCGGCGATGCTGCTGGCGCGGGCGTTTGCGGTGTAGCGGTGCAGCTGATCGACTGGCGGGGGCTGATGCGGGTGGGGCTACACGAATTGCGGCTGCGGCCGGATCAGTTCTGGCGGCTGACGCCGGCAGAGCTGCGGATCATGATGGGGGTGGATGCGGCCACCCCACCGCTGACGCGGGCACGGCTAGCCGAGCTTGCGGCGGCATTTCCGGATGGAGCGAAGGGGACAGGCGATGACGACAATTGAAAGTCTGCAGGATCAGGTGGCGGCGCTGGAGGCAACGCTGGGGGGGACTGCCACGGTTGTGGCGGCATTCGAAGGCGAGCTTGGGCGGATGCGGGACACGATGCTGTTCACGGGGCGCGAGGTGAATGGGCTGTCAACAAGCATCGGCAGCGGGTTGCGGCGGGCGTTTGACGGTTTGGCCTTCGACGGCCTGAAGCTGAACGACGCGCTGAAGATGGTGGGTCGCACGATTGTGGACAGTTTCTACAACGCGGCATTGAAGCCGGTCCAGAATGCGTTTGGCGGCTTTATTGCCAATGGTTTGAATGGGTTGCTGAGCCAAGTTCAACCATTTGCGAAAGGTGGCGTTGTGACGGGCCCCACGAATTTTGCAACACGCGGCGGCATGGGCCTGATGGGCGAAGCGGGGCCAGAGGCGATTATGCCTTTGGCGCGTGGGGCTGACGGGCGGCTGGGCATTCAGGCGGGTGGTGGGCGGCCGGTGACGGTGGTGATGAACATCACGACACCGGATGTGCAGGGTTTTGCGCGCAGCCAGAGCCAGATTGCAGAACAGGCGGCGCGGGCCTTGTCGCGCGGGCAACGGAACAGGTAGGGGCAGGCGATGTCATTCCATGAGGTAAGGTTCCCGGCATCGCTAAGCCTGGGGGCGGTAGGCGGGCCGGAACGGCGGACGCAGATCGTGTCGCTTGCCAGCGGCGCGGAAGAGCGCAACACGCCATGGCAACATTCGCGCAGGCGCTATGATGCGGGGCTGGGGCTGCGGACGCTGGACGATATTGAAACGGTGATTGCGTTCTTTGAGGCGCGTCAGGGTCAGCTTTACGGGTTTCGTTGGAAAGATTGGGCGGACTACAAATCTTGTCCGGCTTCGCGTGCGGTTTCGCATCTTGATCAGCAGATCGGGGTTGGCGATGGGGTGACGACGGTCTTTCAGCTTTTCAAATCCTACCAGTCGGGTGCGCAAAGCTACGCGCGACCGGTTACCAAGATTGTGGCGGGAACGGTGCAGATTGGAGTTGGAGGCGATCCACGCCTGATCTTTGACGACTATGCTGTGGATGCAGACACCGGCACGGTCACCTTTGCTTTTCCGCCTGACAGTGGGCTGTTGGTGACTGCCGGATTCGAGTTCGACGTGCCAGTGCGGTTTGACACGGAATCTGTGCGCGTTTCGGTTTCGTCATTCAACGCAGGCGAGGTGCCAAGCATACCTGTCGTGGAGATCCGGGTATGAGCGCGGATGCACTTTATGCCCATCTGGCTACAGGTTGCACGACCGTTTGCCATTTGTGGCAGGTCACGCGGACCGATGGCACGGTGATGGGCTTCACCGATCACGACAGGGGCATTGTGTTGGACGGTGTGGCGTTTCGTGCCGAAACCGGTTTGACGGCACAAGCGCTGCAGCAGACAACCGGGCTTGCGGTGGACAACACCGAAGCGGTCGGTGCATTGTCAAGCGTTGCGATCGCCGAGGGCGATATTGCGGCTGGCCGGTTTGATGATGCCGCGGTGGTGGCCTGGTTGGTCAACTGGCAGGACCTTTCGCAACGTATCTGTCTGTTCCGTGGGCATTTTGGCGAAATTACCCATGGAGATGGTGTCTTTGGCGTTGAGTTGCGCGGCCTGACGGACAAGTTGAACCAACCGCAAGGGCGAACTTTTCATCGCTTGTGTGGTGCCGTACTGGGTGACCAAAGATGCGGCGTCAACTTGGACAGTCCAGAATTCAGGCATGAAGAGTTGCTGGTGTCACCAGTTCTGGGCGAGGTGATCTTGACTGGCGCAACCTCATTTGCTGGCAACTGGTTTGGGCATGGTACGGTGCAGATCATGACAGGGGCGGCACAAGGCATGCGGTCGCTGATCAAGGCCGATATTGCAGAGCCTGCGGGGCGGCGGTTGATCTTGTGGGAAAACCTTGCGGTGATGGCGATGCCGGGTGATCTGATCCGGGTCACCGCAGGTTGCGACAGGCTGATGAAGACCTGCGTCGCAAAGTTCGACAATCTGCTTAACTTCAGGGGCTTTCCCCATATTCCCGGCGATGACTGGCTGACGTCCTACCCGGTGTCCAGCACGCAAAATACCGGTGGCAGCAGGTACGAGGGGGTATGATGCAGACTGGATCATCTGTTGTGCTGACCGCACGCAAGTGGATTGGCACGCCGTATGTGCATCAGGCCTCGGTGCGTGGTGGGGGAACGGATTGTCTGGGTCTGTTGCGCGGTGTCTGGCGCGACTTGCTAGGGGATGAGCCGATGGCCATCCCCCCGTACAGCGCAGACTGGTCTGAAGTGTCCGGTCGCGAGGCACTGCTAGCTGCGGCGCAACAGTGTCTTTTGCCTGCGGTTGGGGCGGACGTGCAATCTGGTGATGTGTTGCTGTTCCGGATGCGCAATGGGGCCGTCGCCAAGCATCTGGGTATTGCGGCGGCTGTGGGCCGCTGTGCGACTTTCATTCATGCCTATACCGGGCATGGCGTTGTCGAAAGCCCACTTTCCGAACCTTGGACTCGCCGCATTGTGGCACGGTTTCGTTTCCCCTGCGCGGACACTGACGCCTGA